AAGGCTATTTTTTTGCTTTAAAAGTGTTGATTCGAATACATTGTGGGTAGTTTCAAACAACTCTGGCACTGATGCACAGTGGGGTTTTTATACTACATCACTGGCGTCACAAACATTAACTCACAATTATGGAGCAGCACATACTGCAAGCTTGATTATTTCGTCGTCTTCCCTTGGACAGCTAACTCCCGCTCTAAACCACAGGTCAGTTTCAGTTATAGTTGACGATGTTGTAATAGATCAAACTGCTACAAAAGTATATTATCCATCAAAAAACTTTAGGATCATCGAACAGTATTCTGTAATATCTCCTGTATCTAGCGTGCAATTTATGCGTGAAAATGTCGGTAGAAATCCGAAATTTAATGACGACCAAGTGTTCGCTGATTGCTCTGTGTCGAATATCCACAATTTCAATTCTAATGGATGTCACACAGTGGATCAATCGGTTACATGGAATTCAGCAGTTAATTTTAATTACCAAGGGACTGTACAAGATTTGGTAATAACTAATGTTGGAGTTCTTGGACAATACGTTCCAGGCGTTTCATTGATAGGAGGTGTTGATTATAGGGCTGTCGCTGATATTTCTGGAACAATCTCCCCGTTTAGCACTCCGCTGGCCACGTGGCTAGACCCATTTAATCCCCCGTCGAGAATGGCGCAAATTACATCCTTAGCTGGCGTTAATAAGTATGGCTGCGTCCTAGGATTTTCTCCACTAACCGGGCTTGGAACGAGACTAAAAAGAGCCGCTGCTGTTACTATTGATGCACTTGGCTTGATAAGCGGAACATCAAAAAAGCAGTACCCACGAGCAGCATCTGCGGGGTACGCGCCATCTGTGGGGGATATATATCGGATTGTAGGCTATCATCACGTGTACTGCTGCGAAGCTGTACCAGATGCTACAGTAGCTACTTGGTTTACTGATGGTAATGACATAGTTATAGTATTAGATTTTCACAAAGTTTCCACACTATCTCGCGTTATCCTCCCTACATTTTGCGATGGATGGCGTTGCTCTATCATTGATTCGCAAGCAGTAACATTGTTGTCTGATGTGGTAATTGATGGTGGAGGTGTAGCCGTAGCGTGTACAGCAACATACGGATATGCTATTATTCGTGTAGCTACTGGTGTGTAAGTAATATCAATTTATTTTACACGTAGCTATTGACATTTGAGAAATGTGTGATATAATGTAATCTAAATGAAGAACACTTTGTTGATGAGGTAGCAAAGAGAATTAGCAGTCAGCTAATATTGACAGTACCTCCTTCTGCCAGTCGTAACGCTTCCTGCGTTAATGGAAGAATTGTCCGACTCTAACCGGGACATGAAATAAATGTTAGCGTTGCCCGTTGCTACGTTAAGGCAATCCCGCATGCGGTAAGCGGGACAGTTATTGGAGAGTCATTATCTCAAAGACTTGTACCAGTTATGTAGGAATGTGCACGTTGCCTATATTTCTGTTAGTGGGAAAACAAGCCTTCTTACACATTACCCTTGGTGTAGGAACATAACACATACAGATTTAGCAACTGAACTGTGGGAGCAGTTCGGAGTGCGTCCCGAGTCTGTAGTTGTTATGTGCGTTATGTAGTGATGATACACTAGTCAGCGTTGAACACTCACAAGCCTGTAGCACCTTATAGGTGCAATCGATAAGGGTGTAAGCAGGGATCATCTCCTGCCACATATTAGTTTCAATGGAAGATTGATGAAAAGGTAGACATGAGGTGCCGGCAGGCCCTGCCCGAAAAGGCGTGTAGGTTCGACTCCTACATCTTCCACAATAATAATTCCCTCTTAGTTTAATATGGCAAAACCTTGCCTTGTAAGCAAGAGTATTCGGATCGTACCCGGAAGAGGGAACCAAGTAAAGTAGTATAATAGTAACAAAACCAAGAAGCCATGTAACAATGGACATTTCACTAAGGGCTTCTACCGAAGGGTAGGAGTCCTTTTATTTTGTAGGAACATATAATGAATATTCGTATTGTGTCAATTAAGGGCAAGTTTACTCTTTGCTATGTTGAAGTGGATGAGTTTCAGCAAGTTGAAAGAGTGCTAGAAGAGGTGGAATTGCGTAGCAATTGTCATAAGGAAATTGCTGAAATTATTAAGGCTATGGGAGAGGCTATTAAGTTTCCCATTACTCAGGTTAATGCTTGTAATAGGGCTATGCTCATTAGGGCTGATTAATGATTAGGGAGGGTTAATGGTAAAGGATGTTTTGGATAAAGTAGAGGTGGGTTATCGTACTGAGACAAATAACCACGGTTGGTTGACTGTAGTCGAAAAGTTATCTAGTATGGAACTAGTGGTAAAATTTGATAATACAGGACACGAGCAATGCGTACACCTTGCAAATCTTAGGAAGAACTTTATCTCCGATCAGTCACTTTCGCTAAAAAGCACGTTTATAGACAAAGCAGAGAGTTTATACGGAAAAGGTCGTTTTGATTATTCAAACGTCGTCTATAAGAATAGAGATACCCTAGTCAACATCTATTGTAATGAACACTCTTTGAATTTTACACAAGCACCTGTTCGACATCTGAAAGGCCAAACTGGTTGTCCCTCTTGTTCTGAGCGGGCACGTTCAACTGCTGCAAAACTCACGACTGCTGATTTCATTAGTAAAAGTCTTTCTTTGCACGGTACTACATACGACTATAGTAAATCTGTTTACGAAGGGAATAATGAAGAGGTAGTTATAGTCTGCCCTATCCACGGAGAATTCCTACAAAAGCCGGCAGTGCATTGGATGGGTTGTGGCTGTCCTATCTGTGCTAATAAGAGAACAGGGGAAGCCCAGACAAAGACTCTTGAGGAATTCTTAGTTGACGCAAGAAGTGCACACGGAACAAGGTATGATTACTCTTTAGTAGAATATGAAAAGGCCGTCAATAAAATCAAGATTATTTGCCCAGAACACGGTGTGTTTTTGCAGGCACCAATAGCCCATATTTGTGGAAGAGGGTGCCAAAAGTGCGCCAAATCTGGGTTCAATGAGCATAAGCCGGGTCTGGTGTATATTCTTGATAACGGACACTATATAAAAGTAGGAATAACAAATAAATCTGTTGAGCACAGAGTAAGGCAGATAAACAATACTGCACCATTCAAATTTTGGTCAGTATTTTCGTTGCTGTTAGATGGTGTTTCTTGCAAGAGAGTGGAGAAGCAAATGCACCACTGGCTTGCTTCAGCGGGGTATAAACAGACAACTGATAGATTTATTGGATGGACAGAGTGTTTTGTTGGGCCATCCATCTCAGAAGTTGTTAATAAACTGTGTGCTACAGCGGAGGAGTTAAATGGTTAAGAAAAAGAAGAATAATCCCAAGATTTGGGGGCCAGCCTCCGAAGAACAACGACTTGTACTAACCGCCCAAGAGGATGTTATCTTGGTCGGCGGGGGTAAATAGTGTGCCCCCGTTAAACTTTCTCTAATTGACTTGGAAGCCCTGAAGAGGGCGACAGGGCGGAAGCGCAAGCACCGTGAACGACTTAACGAGAGAGAACGTCTACGACGTTATGCGAAAGTCTGAACATCGTGTATAACAAAAGAAGCACGAGAGAGAAATCCGAAGAGTTTTCTCCGCTAACATTAAGTTAGTCAGTAGCACCGCTTGGTGTGAAAGTAACAGGATGGCAGGTGGTGGCAAGAGCATGTCTTGCTTGATGAAGAATCTTGATGTTGTTGATGATCCTTACGCCCGAGTCGTAATTTGCCGTAAGTCCAGGCCGGAAATTACACGACCCGGCGGTCTTGCGTCGGAGTCACAAAACATCTACAGAGACTTTGGGGCAGAGTATAACAGGACAGATTTGAAGTGGACATTTCCGGCTGGGGGGGAGATTCAGTTCCTTGGTGTTAATAAGGACAACTTGGGTTCTTTGCAGGGCATGGCGGCAAGTCGATTAATTATTGACGAGGTGGGTGATGATTGGGACGAGGAGACTGTATTGTTCCTGCTCTCTCGAACACGTTCTGCTAACGCAAAACACAAAGCTCAATGCCTACTTTCTTGCAATCCGAACGCATCAAGTTTTTTAGCCTCCTGGTTGGAATACTGCTTAGATAAAGACACAGGCGTCCCTGTCCCTGGTACGAAAGATCGCGTTAGGTGGTTTATTGTGCTTGACGGGAAGGTGCTATGGGCAGATAGTGCAGAAGAGTGTTATGCCCTTCATGGTAAGAAGAGAGGAATGGTTTTTGCAGTAGGGTTACCATCAGAAGAAGTGTTAAAGATTGCATCTGACAAAGTATTTCTACCTAAGAGTTTCCGCTTCATTCCTTGCGGAGTCTACCAAAATCCCTACCTATTGCCTCCGCGCAATATGACCTATCTTGCAAACCTTCTTGCGCAGTCAAAAAAGAACCAATTGAAGTTTTTACACGGTTAACACAATGGCCGCGCAGAGTAGTAATACTCTGATGAAAAGTGTGTGAACTCGGTGAACATCCTATTTTAACACTAGGACAATACCGAACTATAATGACAACCCTGAATAAAGTAAGGAGAAACAAATGAAGAATTTAGGTTTCGTAGACTTTCCGTACCACTCCATAACATCGGATGGTAAAGTTTTTAGTTCAAAAGCTGGCAGGTTCCTTAAAGTATCAATAGGTATAACTGGTTATTACTTGTTTACAACATTTGACAGTTTTAAACAAAAGACTGTTAATTTCTCAATACACCGATTAGTTGCAACAGCTTATATTACTAATGATGACCCGATTAATAAAACCCAAGTAAATCATAAAAACGGGGATAAACTAGATAATCGGGTAGAGAATTTGGAATGGGTTACTCCAAGTTATAATACTCAACATTCCAATGATACTGGAATAAGAAAGAAGCCTTTCACAAGAGAGGGGTCTTTACTCCCAGAAGAACACGAAGTAATTCATGACTGGAAAGAGAGAGGTAAAACTTTTCCGCACTGGACAGAGGACGACGCCCACCTCGCGGCCAGAATGCTTGAGTCTGGATACCGTGTTGTTGACATATCTGCAATGACTGGGCTTGACCGCCGAAGCGTTCAGTTTCTCAGGGATGGAGAGAAGACATGGGGTCACATTGCAGCACTGTATGATTTTTCAAAAGTAAGACGTAAAGAAAGAATGAGTGTCGAAACAATAGTAGACATTTGTAAGAGATTAGAATCTGGTGTTAGTTGTAGGCAAATATCAATTGCTCTTGGTATTGAGAGAAAAGCAATTGAAGCAATTAATGCAAGAAAAACACATACAGAAATCTCTAAAGATTATAATTTTTAAATTGTCATTGTAGCGTAACGACTATCCCGCAAGGGAGTAGGGTCAAGTGGCCCGAAGCGCACACCATCCCAAGTGGATGATGATATAGTCTGGTCTGCATGGTAACATGTAGCAGCTTGTACAAAGCGGGGGAGAGGGTAACGACCTCTCCCTGAACACAACGAGTTGGAAAAATATTGACGTAGGACAATCCCACTTTCGTTCCGAATGGTGTGAGATGATAGACCCTCAAGACGTTCCCGAGGGTGCACAGCGAGTGAGGGCGTATGACTTGGCAGCAACCCCTATAAGTAGCATTAACAGGAACCCAGACTTCACTTCAGGAATTTTGATGTCTAGAGATAAGTTTGGATTCTATTATGTTGAGGATATGATTAGGTATCGTGAAAGACCTCACACAGTTTTGGCTAACATTATCAAGCAAGCCGAACTTGATGGGAAGCATGTAAAGATTATTATCCCAAAGGACACAGGTTCTGGTGGAGCCATCGCCGCGCAGCACTTCATTTCTGTTCTATCAGAAGCAGGCTGTATCGTAGGTACAGAAATAATGAGTGGCCACAGTAATAAACTTAACAAGGGGCTACCGTTTTGTCAATTGGCCGAGGCAGGTAAGGTTAAGGTTGTTAAAGGGGACTGGAATTCTGAGTATTTTGAAAGTATGGAGGCTTTTCTCGGAACACCAGAAACATTGCGGAAAATTCACGATGATGAGTGGGATGCGACAGCATCAGCATTTAAATTCCTAGCTAAACAATCAGCAATGCCTGACTTCGTATTGCCCTCCATGACAAAAGAATCCCCCTTCCTAAACTAACAATACCACATATTACAGTAGAATTCAATTATATTTTCACTTACCTATTGCAATTTGCTGTTTTATGTGGTATAATATTATGTATAAGAATTTGAAATGAAATCATTTAATAATAAATAGGAGGCTTCTTGGCAAAGACAATTAAACAAGATGCTACGCTCAATACATCTATGCTAACGCCAGATGCAGAAGCCCCTGCCTCTCCCCGTATTGCTTTAGGGGAACAAGGTTATCCGGGATTGCGCGTAGCGCTAGGTAGCATTGTTGAAGAATCAAATCGTAAGCTTAGGATGCCTTATCTCGTAAGAGAAATTAACGAGATGAAGAAAGACTCCGCAGTAGCGGCAGCATTATCCTTCTATAAGACAATGCTTGGACGAGTTAAATGGAATGTTAAGGCTCCTGTTGGAGCCGATGATACATTGATTGAGCGTACAGCATTTATTCGTACATGTATGAATGACATGGAACATTCATGGTTTGACTTCATCTCTAGCCTAATGTCTGTTATTGACTATGGCTGGTGTGTCAATGAAAAAGTGTATAAGCGGCGCACGAAGAAAACATCTAAGTATAACGATAATCTAGTTGGTTGGAAGTCCCTTCCTGTACGTGCACAATCCTCTTGGTACAAGTGGAAATTTACAGATGATGGACGCTATCTTACACACTTTGTACAAGATTTGAATGCTCTCAATCAGAGTGGACAATATAATAATCTTGCTAAAGAGGGATCAGTAATTAATATTCCTCGTGGGAAGTTTCTTCTATTCCGCACAAGTCCTGAGAATGGAAACATTGAGGGTACGCCTGCACTAAAGAGTGCATGGGTTGCATGGCGATATAAGAAGGAAATTGAGACGCAAGAAATGTTGGGTATTGGGCGTGATCTAGGTGGTCTACTAACAATTGGCATTCCTGCCGCGTATATGTCCCCTGATGCTAGTCCTGCTCACAAGGCTGTCTATGAAGATTATAAGAAGGCTGTACGTAATGTTGCGGTTGGTGAGCAATCAGGCATTATCATTCCTTCAGATTGTGATGAGACAAGTAAGAAAGAGTTGTTTAGCGTTAAACTCCTCACATCCGATGGTGGCAAAAGTTATAACACTTCTGACATTATTCAGCGCTACACTAGTAATATTCTTGTGTGTCTATTTGCTGACTTGCTACAGCTTGGTAATAACTCTACTGGTTCTTTCGCTTTAGCAGGAAGTAAAGAAAACATTGTTACCTATGCATTGGATTATAGGCTTAGGGAAATTAAGAATGTGCTTGATAATGACTTAATCAAGCAGACATTTGAAATGAATCAGTGGGACACTTCTGTATTGCCTGAATTTGTTTATGAGCCATTGGATGCTATTTCACTTGATGAACTTGGGAAGTATGTTCAACGAGTTGGCGCGGTAGGTATGATCGAGTCGAACCGCGATGTACTTAATATTGTTCGTACAGCAATGGGCGCTGATCCTTTCCCCGAGTCTGATGAGCCGCATGAAGAGTACATGAAGGAATCTACTTCTAGGGCTTCCGAAGGGATGCAATCCGGGATGCCGGGCGGAACTGGGGATGCAACCGGGAGTTCAGGAAATGCCTCGACGAGTAATACTGAAAACACATAAGGAGGAACATGGCTGAAGTTTATTGGATTCATTTACCAGAACATACGGACATGTTTTCTCAAGGATATATCGGATTCACGAGTAAGACAACAAAAGAACGTTACGCTTTTCATCTTTATAAGTGCAGAGCAAACAAGGACAATATTGTTATTTGCAATGCGATAAGAAAGTATGGGGAGGAAAATATTATTGTAGATACACTCTGCAAGTGCTCAAACGAGTACGGGCTTTGGCTTGAGGGCAAGTTGAGGCCACTTGCAGAGACAGGGTGGAATATGGCAATGGGCGGGGATACTTGTCATAATACAGGTAGAGTTTATACTAGAAAACCACACTCTGATGAGACAAAAATCAAACTTTCTAATTCTGTCTTTGATTGGTGGAAGCGGAATGGAAAGACACACGATTTCATTGGCCCACTCCAATATAGATCATCTTCTACATGGATGAAGCAATATAACGACTCTCTGCCAAAAGAGCCGTGGCTAAGAAGCACCTCTAATCCAGAGATATGGCTGTGTGCTGAAAACATGTACTCATCATTTAAAACAAGAGGGTGTGTTCCAAAATATCTTCCAAGTGGTTCGATTTGGAATAAGAAGACAATAAAAACTTGTTTAAGGATGGCTGGAATCCTACAGAGGATGTAAATTTTCTTTCTTGGAAAGAGCAACAATTAAAGGAAGCCAATGGCACATAAAATTAATCGCCTAGCCTCTTCTATTTTGTCTGAACCACAACTCATCACAGCAGATGCCTACAATGTAATTGCTCAGTATCTTACTAAGCGTATTACAGATGCAGACTTCGCTGTGTATGAACCAGACGAAGATGAGGACGAAGATCAAAACAAACCAGAACTAATTGGTGAGATTGGAGTTATTCCTATCTCTGGTAGCCTTAGCTACAAGCCGATAATGACAATGTGCGGCGCAGTTGGAGCATCCTATACGGGGCTAATCGCACAAACACAAGAAGTAATTGATGCTGGGGCTAAGTTGATTATCTACGACTTCAACACTCCGGGTGGAATGGCAAGTCATTGCTTTGAGACTGCTAATACAATTCGAGACATGTTGGACGAAGCAGAAGTTAAATCAGTGGCGTACATTGACGAAATGGCCGCTTCGGCTGGCTTTGCTCTGGCATGTGTTATGGACGAAGTGATTGCTAATCCTTCTGCTGATGCAGGAAGTATTGGATGCGTTCTTGCTCTCGAAAATCGTAACAAAGAAGCAATTCAGAAGGGTGAACTGAAGTTCATTACTTCAACGAATGGTAAAGTTCCATTTACGCCTGAAGGGGAATTCTCCGAAGGGTTTATCTCAAGACTGCAAAACAACGTATCAAAACTTGGTACTGAGTTTATCTCTCATGTGAGTAAATACACTGGTCTTGATTCTGAATTGATCGCATCGTTTGATGCTCAATTATTTAATGCTGATGAAGCATTGGAAAACGGTCTTGTGAATAAAGTAATGACTCACAAAGAATTCACCAATTACATTAAAACTAAAGTGAAGGAGTAACAATGCTTGATGCGTTGAAGAAAGCTGTAGGTATGCAAGAAAACAAGGGGGTTGTTACTCCTATTGAAGCAAATCAAGATTTGACTAATCTAAATCTCAATGAGCAGCTTACCGTTGCTTTGGACGAGATTGTTGCAAAGGAAAACTTGCTAACTGAGTTCACTGCCAAGATTGATACTCTGGCAAAAGAAGTAGAAGACTACAAGCAACAACTCACTGCTCTGCAAAGTTATGCTGATGAGGCGCAAGCCAAGGCGTTGGCTGCTGCTGAAGAGTTGAAGGCTAAGGAATTGGCTGACAAGAAGGCTCAATTGGCAGATATCATTGGGCAAGATAACCCCGGCTTTGACACTACTTTTGCTGCTCTGCAAGAACTTAATGCTGAAGCATTTAGTGTTGTGCTTAGTGGCTTTAAGGCTTCGTTTAAGGTTGAGGCTGAAAGTGCTATGTTTAACGAAGTTGGAGTAAGCGGCGAAGCCGAAGTTAAGCCGGAAGAAAAAGGCTTGAATGTTAAGAAGTACGTAACCAAGAAAACTAAATAATAAAAGGAAATAAATATGACTGCTATTGCTACCCGTAGTAACAAGCCTTCCAATGTTCTTGTCTATGAACTGTTCCCGGAATTCGGCCATTGCCGTGCTGTGAATACAGTTACTGTTCAAGCTGGTATGGACATTGGCTCCGTTGTTGTTCTTAACGCTGGTAAGTATGTTTGGGTGACTGCGGCTATGGTTGCCTCGCTTGCTGCCGATGTTCGCGTTGTAATTGACCTTAACACACCTACCACCACTGCTGGTGATGCTTCACTTGTTACCCTTCAACGTGGCGCTGCCGGTGTTGCTCGTGGTGGATTGAAGTTTAAGGATGCGCTTACTTCGGGTCAAGTTGATACCGTTGCTGCCGCTCTTGAAGTTAAGGGCATCAAAGTCATGCAGCAAGTCTAATGACTGCTCATTACAAATACAACATTAATCAATAAAAATAAGGAAATATAAATGAGCATCATTCTCGATTACGCAGATTCTTTCAAAACTACCGAGTGGACTGAAGCAATTAACGAAGTTGAAAACCAGTACGGTTTTATCAATTCGCAAGGTTTGTTCGATACCTATAACACTTCGGAGAAGGCTATCGTTTTCGATAAGACCGCTCACGATATTACGCTGCTTCCCCAAGTTAATCGCGGTAGCCACACTGCTACGACCGGTAAGGAACGCGAAGTTGAAACCTTCAGTTTGCCGCTCGCTTACTTCAAGCATGTAGATAGCCTCGGTGCTGAAGATATTTACCGTTGGCGCAAGCCGGGTATGATCGAAAAGGAAACTGTGGAGCGTGCGTCTGCTGAGAAGGTTCAGGACATGCGATATACAGCCGACCAGACACGTGAATACCTGAAGCTCCAAGCAATGAAGGGCGTGTTCAAGACGCCAGATGGTGCAACTGTCGCCGACATGTACGGTGAATTTAATATTTCACAAGCAACCCAAGCATTTGCCCTTGGCACAGGAACCACCGATATTAATGGTGTTATCATGGCTCTCAAGCGTAAGGTTAAGGCCGGCCTGAAGACCAGCACAATGAACGGTGTTGATGTTTATTGCGATGAAGAGTTCTTTGACAAACTTACCAACCATCCGAATATCAAGGCCATCTATCTACTTGATAATCAGTCAAATCGCGCATACCGCGAGAACACTGCTACGTATGAGCAGTGGGGTGTAATGGACATGTTTGAACATAAGGGTGTTCGCTTCATTCAATATAACCCTACGTTCAAACTTCCTTCCGGTTCTACTGAGGACTTCCTTGCAGCTAACACTGCTCTGGCCCTCCCGCGTGGTGCACGTGGTCTGTTCCGTTCGTACTTCGGTCCAAGCAACAAGATTTCCCAAGTCGGCCAACCGGGGCAAGAGATGTTCCTGCGTACCTACTTTGACCCGAAGGATGAGTATGTGGAATTTGAACTTGAAATGGCACCGTTGATGTTCTGTACGCAACCCGCCAGTTTGGTTGCATGTAGCACCAACTAAAAGTATGAATAAGAGAGTTGTTTCGGCAACTTCTCTTTACAAAGAGAATTCTTCTATGTTATAATAGGGAGTTCTCTTGATAAAGAGATTAATAGTTCTGTATAACAATTAACATACGATTATGGGTGAACGGACTGATCCTCCTTCTTGTGCCACTACACAAGATAGCCCACTAAATTCTTAGTGGAGATTATAATAAATGGGCAAAAGACTGACGCAAGAAGAGTTTATTAACAAGGTAACTGCTGTTAATTTTGATAAAAATTACGATTATTCACTTATTGAATATGTAAATTGTTCCACTAAAGTCAGAGTAATTTGTCCTTCACACGGCGAGTTTCTTAGTAGACCCGATCATCTATGGGCGGGACACGGCTGTAGGGCATGTCGTGATGCAGCAACAGGTGTACTCAACAGCATACCAAAAGAAGAGGCAATTCGTAGATTGTATTCGGTAGTGGATCAAAACAAGTACGATCTATCAAAAGTAGAGTATGCTGGCTATGATACGAAGGTTGCAGTTATCTGTAGGGAGCACGGCGAATTTCTAATCACACCTCGCACGTTGTTTAGAGGGTGTGGTTGTAGGCTTTGTTTTGTTGACAGCATGAGACAGTCACAAGAAGAATTTCTAGATAAAGCAAAAATTATTCGACCGGAATATGATTATTCGCTAGTTGAGTATGAAAGTTGTCGTACGAAAATTAAAGTCATCTGTAAAGAACATGGTGTATTTTTAATTAAGCCTAATAACTTGCTTGCCGGTCAGGGCTGTAGTAGTTGTTCATCGATAGGTTTTGATAAGAACAAGCCTGCTTTAATGTATATCAATCAAGTTGACGGGATATTCTCTTTTACAGGTTTTGGTATTACTAGGAATGTTAAGAAACGAGATGAGACGCATAAATCAAACCTAAAGGCTAGCGGGTGTTTTGTTGTTGAGCAGTACAAATCACCTATTTATCATGGGGAGTTTATACTTGGATTAGAAACCCTTCTAAAACAAATATTCCCGCTATCACCATACTCAAAAGATATCCCCGGTTTCAAAACAGAGTCCACAACTGCCCCATATTCCGAAGTCGTAGCATTCGTACAACAATACATAGAAAATAACAAGGAGCTATCCGCGTATGGCGACACTTGACTTAAATACACCAGAAGACCGTGTACGCCTTAATCTAGGTGATACTTCAGATATCCCCTTTTTAGCAACAGCAGAGATTACTTATTCGCTCACCGTAAACAACGGTAATGAGAATGCAGCAACTAAACAGTGCGCTCAGTTCATCCTAGCAAAGATGGCCTACAACGGCCACGAAAAATTAGGACAACTGGAATTTTGGGGCGAAACTGTTTTCAACCAATTTAGAACTTACCTGCGCGACATCGTAAACAATCCAATCTACTCAGGAATTGCAGGCATCTATGTTGGAGGAATGGAATTGGCAGATGTTCAAGCCAATCTCCAAGATTCTACACTCGTACAAAAACGCATCATCAACTACCCAAAAGATTCCTACGATGACAGCGACCTAACTCTTTACCGCGTTCCTGATGTAGATGATGAAGGTTACGACTACTTTAGTAATTACTAAAGGGACACAACATGCTTAATAATCTTTACCGCATGGTGTTTTCCATTCTTCGCAGAGAAGGTGTTACAGCATCCCTAGTACAAATTGGTGCCACAGGCACATACGATCCTACAACATCGTCTTACACGCCTTCGGCGTCAGTCACAACACCCGTTAAGGTAGTCCTCCTAGACTACTCTGCTACACAGAATGGATTATCCGTTAATGAGAATACGCTAATCCAGATTGGCGATAAACAATGCTACATGGATGCCAAAACTAACGGAGTTGATCTTGCCACTAAACCATCCCCTGCCGGGGATACAATTACTGTAGCAGGCCAAATGTGGCGCATTATGAATGTTAAAGAATATAATCCGACAGGTTCATATACGATCATGTTTGATTGCTTGCTTAGGAAATAGCCATGGCAAGATATAACTTTGCATTAGGTATATCTGATTGGTGTAATGAAACTAAGCAAGAAGTTGCTGCATCAGCAGCCCAAGTGGCCCGTACAGTGTTTACCATGATTGTTGATAGATCACCATACCTAACTGGTAGATTCATTGGTTCATGGATTGTTGGCCCAACGGATGCTAATTACTCTTCCACAGTTAAGATGACTTGGGATGAGAAGATTGCAGAAATTAGGAACACCATTCCAGATGACTATTTCCTAAAGCACGATAAAGTGTATCTAGTCAATAACCTATCCTACACCTCTAACGTTGAATACACTGGTTGGGCTAAAACTATTGCATATGCCCCTGTTGCTAAAACACTCACAAAAATTGGAAATGGTTTTGCTCCTGTCGGACAAACATTAGGAATGATTGCTGGAGGAATTGTTTAATGTCACAACTAAATGTACGTAGTGCACTAGCCACAAGACTTGCAGCATTTGCTGCAACAAAAAGTAACATTCCAATTGTATGGGAAAATGTTAAGAATATTCCAACTGTAAATTATCTCAAAGCCTTCCTATTTCCTGCCCCAACACAGAATCCCTCCTTCGGAAATAAACATGATCGTTACGCTGGATTATTTCGTGTAACGTATTACACCACAGCACTAAATGTTGGAATGAATGCTGTTGAATTATTTGTAGATGACCTAGTTAAATATTTCCCAAGAACATTACAAATTGTTAATGGGGGGCTTACAACTAGGATTCTAAATACAGCAAGTGTATCTGCTCCAGGATATGAGGGGAACTTCTTATATGTAACAATTGATATCCCCTACTCAGCAGACGACATTAAGCCTTAAATATCTTAATAATAAATCCTCTTGCAACATTGACAATTGTTAAATGTTGTGGTATAATTGCTGTATAACAATAAATAATAAGGACAGAACATGTTAACAAGTGGTGTAAACAAGCAAGTAATCTTTTCAAAAGAAGTTGGTGGGTGGGGAACAGCCCCTGCAACAAACTCTGGTAAATATCTACGTCGAGTTACACTTGACCTTGACCTTTCCCGCGACAGTTTTGAGAGTGCTGAAATTAGTTCTACTGCTCAGACTTCAGATATGCGTCTTGGTAGTGATAAAGTAGAAGGCACACTTAGTGGTGAATTGTCCCCTGGTAGTTATAGCCCTTTCTTTGCTAGCCTGCTCCGAGGTACATGGACTACTGCTGTTACTGATACTGCGGTCACTATTGCTTCTGCTGCAACTGTTAATACACTTACTCGTAGCACCCTTAGCTGGATCACTCTTGGTTTTAAGATTGGTGATTTGGTTAATATTAGTGGCTTCACTGCTCCAGCTACGGCGAATAACACGTCAGCTATTATCACTGCTCTTACAGCCACAGTAATGACTCTTGACCCTACTAGTGTCACGTTGGTTACTAAAGCTGCTGGGGATAGTGTCACAGTGGCCCAAGCAGGTAAGAAATTGGTTGTTCCATTGCTCCCCGCTTCGCGTACAGATGAGTCATACACTATTGAACAGTTCTATGACAACATTGCTGTTAGCCGTCTTGCTACTGGCGTAAAGATTGGTAGTGCCTCAGTGACTATTGCCCCTAATGCAATGACCACTGTTGAGTTTGGACTGATGGGTAAGAACATTGCTTCGACAGGAAGTGCCTACTTTACTACTATTGCTGCTGCTTCCACTACATCAATCTTCTCTGGTAACTCAGGAATGCTCCTTATTGATGGAGTTCCCCAATCGGTTGTTACTGGATTGAACTTTGAGATTACTGGTGATAATGAAGCAGGCGTAGTTATTGGACAACGTAATCCTGCTGCGATCTTCCTTGGTCGTGTTAAATGTACAGGCGAATTCACTGTCTATTTCCAAGATGATACGGTGTTTAATAAGTTCTACAATGAAACGGCTATCTCGCTTGTTTATAAGTTTGTTGGCGATAGTGGTCAGACAATGGTAATTAAGTTCCCTAAGATTAAAGTGGGAGGCTCAAAACCATCAGACGGGGAGACCGGGGGAATTATTCAGACCGTCCCATTTACAGCCCTGCTCAACGACGGTACTAATTTGGCAATGGAACAGTCGACAGTAGTAATTATGGACTCTATGGCGGCTTAAGTTGACAATCCCCTCTAATAGTTGTATAATATATAATTTTTGGAGGGGACTATGGACAGACCAAGAGTAGATTTAGCTGGAAAGAGAGTAGGAAGACTTACTGTAGAGGAGTTTGTTGGTTACAGGCTTGTTTATAAAGTCAGGCGTGGAGTTTGGAAGTGTATTTGCGACTGTGGAAATTCCGTGGAGATTGAGGCATCTAGGTTGGATGGTAAAAGAACAAGAAGTTGTGGATGCCTTTTAGATGATTTTAATTTTAAGCACGGAATGACGGGGACGAAAGAACATCGTACGTGGTGTGAAGTTAAAAAGAGAACAAGTAATAAAACCGAATATTCCCACTTATACGAGGGACTAGAGTTTTATAAAGAATGGGAAGACGACTTTATGTCTTTCTTTGAAGAGATTGGGGAATGCCCTACTCCCAAGGACAAGTATTCTATAGATAGAATAGATACCTTCAAGGGGTACGTTCCGGGAAACATACGATGGGCAAGATCAAAACAGCAAGCGCGAAATACATCAATGCATTCGAATAATAAGACAGGAATTAACGGAGTTTGTATTTGCATGTACAAAGGTATCCCACATGTAATGGCATATATTCCTTGGCTTGGAAATAAGAAGACAAAATCTTTCTCTCTGAATAAATATGCCTACGAAGAGGCTTTGGAGTTGGCTGCTGCTTGGAGAGCAATGATGGAAGCCTCCATAGGAGACAGCGATGTTAACTTTTCGGAGAATCATGGGAAAAGACGCCCTAGTGGGGTATATCCTAATTTAAGTATTTAAGAAGGGAAGGAATTATTCCTTCCCTGTTATAAGGAGATAATATGGATTTCAAGCGAAACCTGGATACGATCAGCGCTGCTGAAAAAGGATTTGAGTACACAGTAAAGACTCTTGATGATGAGGATAGTGATTGTAAGATTCAAGTAGTAGGAGTTGGTAGTCGTATTCATAAGCAAGCACAACATAAGATTGATGTTCAAGAAGAAAATTTTGCCAAGCGTGGCAAGAAGATGGACGATGACCAAAGTAATGATTTGTATATTGAAATGCTGGCTAAATGTACAAAAGGTTGGGTTAATGTGGAAGAGGATGGCAAGCAAGTTGAATTCTCTTACGATAATGCTGTGGATATGTATACAAAATATCCTGCACTCCGTAACCAAATTCTAGCCGCTATTCATGACCTCCGGGCGATGCTAGAAAAAAACTAAGCGGGCTACGCCTCTACGCAGAAGGAACATTTGATTTCCTTCTCCCAGACAAGAAGGGCGTAGTCCTAATAGATCACCTTAAAAAAGTAAAAGAAGCCTCTGGTAAAA